TATTTCTATTTCTATTTCTATTTCTATTTCTATTTCGATTTTTTTTGTTTTTAGTTACGGTTTGATTAGAATTCTTTAAATCAATATGATTATTCATTTTAATATGATTATTAATATTATATTATATATTATATATTATATTATAATATATATTCTAATCATTTTTATAAATAACCTTTTTAAAGGTTCAACAAAAACATAATAAGTTTTGCTAACGCTTTTGTTAAAAGCGTATTATTTTAATTTATTTCAAATATCAAATATATTTTTTTTATCTGTTTTTAGTAAATAATCAATACTATCTTTGATTTCAAACAAACATGTATAATATGCTAATAAAATTGTATATTCTGAATTATTTTCAATTTTTAAATTTTTAAACAAAAAATGAGAATTGGATTTTATATTTTTTTTAGGAATAATATAATGTTGTAAAAAATCAGAAATACTCATATAGTCGTTTAATTTAAATTTACTTAATATATTCATTAAATATAAATCAGTAATATCTATTGTTTTTTTTATCAACATTTTTACTAAATTTTTAATTTTTGTATTATTATTATTTTCAATTACTAAAATTGCTCCTAATTGTAAAATATTTAATTTAATAAATGATGATTGTATATTTTCCTTTGAAATTTGTATTTTTTGTTTATTAAGAAATTTTTTTAATTTTAATAAATGATTATTATATAATTTAAATTCTTGTGAAATACAGAATCCATCTCCAATATCAATAAGATATAGATTTAAATTTTTATCAACAACTATATTATTTGGATGAATATCTAAACATAATATATTATTATATACTAATTTTTCATATAATTTAATTATTTTATTTACAATATCATAAGTATTTTTTATTAAAAATTGATTAGATTTTAAAAAGATTTGTAAATTATTATTTTGTGCAAATGCATATTCAATAATAAAATGAGTATTTTTTTTTGTTAACTCTTTATTTTTTACAAAATAAGAATCATACATTTTCGGATATATTTTTAAATCAGATAATCGTAAAGCTAATTGAGATTCACTTATATATTCATCAATATTTTCTTTTTCAATATCAATTGGATCAGTTGTGACTCGATAAATTTTATTTGTTGTTTCATCTAAAAATATAGAATTGTTATTTCCTTTTGTTAAAAATATAATATTATTTATTTTTGGAATAGGTGTTATTTTATTTATATAAGAAATATTTAAAAATTTAGATTTTCCAAATGTAAAATCTATTTTTTCTATATTATTTTTAACAGAATTTTCTAATCTAGTTTTAACATATTCGTATGTTATATTTTTTTGTTTTTTTTTTGATAATAAATAATTAAATATTTTTATTTTGTTTAATTGTGTTTTTTTAGAAGAAAAAAAATATTTAATAATATTTTTTAACATTATAATAATTATACGTAATATACTTATAGATTATATATAATTGTCCAGTTATATATATATATAATTGCCCAGTTATTTTTAATACTAATTTTAATTTTATCAATATCTAACTTCATATCATTATCTGAAAATATTTTATCATATATATTAACATATTCAATTACTTTTTTTTTATGCAAATATGCTTGTTCTATTTGATAATCATCATTATAAAAAAATATTAAATTTATATATTAATTCCTCTGCAGTTTTGTATTATTCCGGACTTGGAACCCGGCATTATATATTTAATATATAATGGTAGCATTACTTTTATTATTTTTTTTTGTTTTTATCTTTTTATTATTCAAAAATTTAATTCAAAATTTAAGAGTTGTGCACTTAATTCATTATCAATACGTAATTGTATTTCGTGTTTTGTTGTTTTACTCCATTTATATACTTCTTCTTTTGTAGTAAAAGAAGGACAAACCGGTATTATTTCAGATTCTAATTTATTCGATTTTATTTTATCAGATATACTTGTTTTTGATTCTAATTTATCCGATTTTATTTTATCCGATTTTATTTTATCCGATTTTATTTTATCCGATTTTATTTTATTCGATTTTATTTTATTAGATTTTAATTTATCCGATTTTTTTTTTGTTTTTATAATATATAGTTCAAGAAGATGATTTGCTTTTTTTAAAAATTTAAATTTTTTAGTATTTTTATATATTTTATAAGATGATTTATTTTTCTTTTTTTTTAATACCAATGGTACATTTATATAATTATTATTTATATAATTATTATTTGTAGTACATAAATTGTTATTTATATTGGTATTTGGAAGAAATTTAATTAATTCATTAATATTTGTAAATCCCATATTTATAAACTAATATTAGTTTTATTAATAATGTATAATTTTAATCATTTATATAAAAGATTAAATCATTTTTTTATATTAATGATCATTCATTTTATTTAATTAATAATTATTTCAAATGTTTGTGAAAATATAACACTAATTTCATATTTTCATAATTATATAAACCATAACATGAAGTACTCAAAATAAATTTTGAATTATTTCTATTATAGTTAATATATTTTGTATATTTATTACTTATAATATTTAACATATTATAGACACTTTTATGTGATGGTAAATTATAATTTAATTTATAAATATAATTTTTAATTGAATCTATAAAAGAATATACACTTATTGAAATTGGAATTTTTTCGGTAAATATATTATTTAATTCAATAATAATATTTTCATTTTTCATATAACTTTTAATTTTATTTTTAAGTAATAATTCTAATTCTTTACTTTGATTATGAATTGTATTTAATTTAATATTAATATTATTATTAAATATTTGTTTCATTAAAGGAATTAATTCTTTTCTTACTCTTATTCTAGTTGCTAAATCAAATGATGAATCAATAAAATACGGGAGTTTATAAATATTTGATAAATGTAATATCCATTTTTTTCGAATATTTAAATCAATAAATGGACGATAAATATTAACATTATTTATTGATTGTAAACAAGTCATACCAGCTAAATCATTCCATATAAATGTATTATTAGAAGAACCTGTTGAAAATAAATTCATTAAAATATTTTCATCTAAATCGTCTAGATGATGACCTAAAATAACTAAATCTAATTTTCGTTCATTTAATATTTCTTTATAATAATTAAATCTTTGTTTTCTAGTCGCATTTTCCCAATTTAAATTTAAATTTTTATCACTATTATTTATTTGTCTTATATGAAATGTTACATTATTATAATTACATAATCTTTTCAAATATTGTTGTTCTGCCAAAGATTCTTTTCGTTTGTGATAATTTAAATGAAATACTTCAAAATTAATATTTTTATCTTTTCGAATACCTAATAATAATAATAATATCACAATACTATCGATTCCTCCACTTAGACTTAGAAGATATTTTTGATTTAGTATATTAGAAGAAAAATATTTATATTCGGATGAATTTATTAATTTATCTAAATCAAAATTCATATTATTATAACTATTTTTATCTAATATATCTTTGTCAAAAATATTGCCATTTAAATCCGTATTGAATTCTTTATTATTTCTTAAAAATAATTTATATCTTTTTTTTGTTGTTATTTTTAAATTTGTAATAAAATTAATTTCTAAAGGATATTGTTTTAAATATATATTATATATATCAAATACTTTATTTATTCTATTTTCATTTGGATAATGACGCAAAGGTAAAGAAATAAATAATAATTCAAAATTATTTTTTGGAAAATAATATTTTAAAAACTCTTCAACATAAAATATTGATTTCTCACCATATTTTTTAATTAAATTTTCATTTTTTCTATGAATATGTCTGGCAATTTGATCTGTTAATATTATAGCTTCAATTAAATTGATTCTGTCAAAATATATTTCTAAATCATCTATTTCTGGTAAAAAACTTCCGAAATCTTTTTTTATTATTTCATCGTTTTCTTTTGTAGATTTAAACCAAATATTTTTTCCATAACTTTTCCATTTATTATATATTAAATTTTTATCCATTGTAAAATAAAAACTTAATTATAAGTTAAATATTTAATTCATAATTTTACAATATAAGTTAATCATTTTTTTATATAATTAAATATTATAATTTTAAAATTATAGAAAAATGATGTCAATATTAATTAAATAATAATATTAATTAAATAATAATATAAATATAAATATAAATATTTGAGTAGAATATTTAAATTAAATAATATGACAATTAAAAAATTACAAAATGAAAATGGATATTTATCATTTGATATTAATAAATTTACTTTTCGCAAAAAAGTAGCTGCTTTTGATTATGATCATACATTAGTCACTCCTAAAAAAAATACATTTAGTTTAAATATTGATGATTGGAAATGGCTAAGAGATAATGTTCCGAAGATTTTAAATAATTTATATAAAAAAGGATTTTGTATTGTAATTTTTACAAATCAATCAAAAACTTTTAAAGTAGACCAAATTAAATTATGTTTATCTACTCTTAATATACCAATTAAAGTATATATTGGTATAGATAAAAATAAACAAAAACCAAATAAGTTCTTATGGGATCATTTTTCCTCAAATAAAATTGTTGATTTTGACAAATCATTTTATTGTGGAGATGCTCTTGGAAGAGAACACGATTGGTCCGATTCTGATAAAGAATTTGCTAATAATATTAAATTAAAAATTATAACTCCTGAAGAAATGTTTCCATTTGCAAATAAAAAAATATCAAAATTTATTCCAGCAACTAAAAGTGAATTAATATTAATGATAGGTTGTCCTGCTTCAGGTAAAACAACATATGTTACTAATGAAATACCGGATGATTATGAAAAAATATCTGGTGATTTATTAAAAACAAAACAAAAAAAAATCAAAGCAGTTAAGAATGCTTTAGAAAAAGGAAAGAAAGTTGTTTTAGATTCAACATGTAGAGATAAAATAACAAGAAAGATATTTCATGACATAGCATACGTATTTAATGTACCAGTAAGAGCAATATATGTTTCAACAAATTTTGAACAATGTATGTATAATAATACAAATAGAGAATCTAAAGTTCCAAAAATTGCATTGTATACATATAGAAAAAATTTTGAAATGCCTACACTTGAAGAAGGATTTACAGAAATAATAACAATTTAATTAAATTATAAATCTGAAAATAATATAAAAAAATTTTTATAAACTTTTTTAAACTAAACATTTCCCTCTGCAGCTTTAGTATTCCGGACTTGGGACCCGGCATATTATTTAATAATATGGTAGCATTACTTGTTTTTTATTTTTGTCTAATAAAAAAGTGATTAATATTTCAATCTATATTTGTAATATTATTCATTAATACAATTTATTAAAAAACATGTCATTTTCAAATAATGACACCATTAAAAAGTTAGAAAAAATATTACCTAAAAGTATTAATAATCAAACAGTACCAAAAGACATACTAGGTATTATAGATGTATATATTCCTAAATTAAATGATAAAAACATACATGAAGTTGTAAAAGATTATTTAATCGGGAATGAAAATCTAAAACAACAAGTAATTAACGATTATGGACCAATAAGTAATTGGGACGTTTCTGATGTAACCGATATGAGTAGATTATTTAAAGATCATACAAAATTTAACGAAGATATTTCTAATTGGAATGTGACAAATGTGACAGATATGTCACAAATGTTTAATACTGCAATAAAATTCAATCAACCTCTCAACAATTGGAATGTATCTAATGTGACAGCTATGAATTCTATGTTTTATATTGCAAGGTCATTCAATCAACCTCTTGACAATTGGAATGTATCTAAGGTAACAAATATGAAAGTAATGTTTAATGAAGCAGATAAATTTAATCAACCTCTCAACAATTGGAATGTGTCGAGTGTGATAAATATGGCATATATGTTTACTAGCACAAGAAAATTTAATCAACCTCTCGATAATTGGAATGTATCTAATATGAAAAAGATGAGTTATATGTTTTATTATACAACATCATTCAATCAACCTCTCAACAATTGGAATGTATCAAATGTAGTAGATATGAATCGTATGTTTATGTGTGCAAAATCATTCGATCAACCTCTAAATAATTGGAATGTATCTAATGTGAAAAATATGAGTAATATGTTTTATCATACAACATCATTCAATCAACCTCTCAACAATTGGAATGTATCAAATGTAGTAGATATGAATCGTATGTTTATGTGTGCAAAATCATTCAATCAACCTCTAAATAATTGGAATGTGTCCAATGTTGAAGACATGAATGGTATGTTTTGCTACGCAAAAGATTTCAATCAACCTCTTGACAATTGGAATGTATCAAATGTGACAAACCTGAATTGGATGTTTAGAGATGCATATAAATTTAATCAACCTCTCAACAATTGGAATGTGTCCAATGTTACAGATGAGTGATATATTTAAACAAGCAAAATGTTTTAATATACAAGAAAATGCTCCATGGTATTTTGAATATGAATCAGATAATGAATCAAATGATGAATCAGATAACGAATCATCTTATGAAGATTATTAATTCAAGTATAAAACTTAAAAACAAAAAAAAACAAAAAA